CCATACTACCATCAGCTTGTAATCTACCAATACTTCTACTTAGAAATAATCCTTTTTTATGATGTATAATTAATCTATCTTTATATGCCATAAGAACCCATATAGTATCATAATCAGCAATATGGTCGTAATAATCAGCAATAGGAAATTTACTCCAATTACTAGAATCAATAGTATCACTATTATAAGGTAAACTTCTAGCTATTCTTACAGGATATGTATTAAATGATTTATCATAAATATTAGAACACAATAAAGATTCTATATTGTTAATTGAATCATACATTACTTCTTGATAAAATTCATAAGCTGAAACCCATGAATGTCTTGCTGTTAGCATCCATGTAAATTCACTAGCCGTTTCAAATCCTGTTTTAGGTAAATATAAACTATTATTCACACCACTTGATGTAAGATAATCAGCTTCATATCTAAGATTCAAATTAAATCTTGATTCACAAGGATATAAATGAATCGCTTTAATGCCATCAAAGCCTGTTGGTGGTATTACTTTTACTCCTAATAGATCAATAGCGCAACTTGTAGATATAATACAATTTCTACCCGCAAAAGTATCTCCATTTAAAACAGGATATACAGTTGTTATATCACTACTACCAAATCTTGTATCAGTAGCTATTGTAATGGCAGTTGTACCAGAACCAGGTGAAGTTATTACTAATCTTTGATTTGTAAATGATAAATAAACATTATTGTAATATCGTTGTAGGGTATGTAAGTAACTATATACTAAATGTGGGTCACCAGCACTCCAATCTTCTCCATCTGCTATTTCAACACTAGCTTTTGATGTAGCTCTTGACGTAAGCCAATCTACAATAGGTTTATTGATTAACCCTGTAGCATCATTTACTTTTGCAATAACAAATTCTTCACCATATTGATTTTCAATAGTTGTACCATCATACGTTTTATTTATATTATGTGGTACATATTCAACAGAGGTTAAATCTATCGTACAATCACTTAATGTAGGTGAAATACTAGCTACACTATTAACATGAGAATAATTACATAATGCTGCATATTTATTTATATCTCCTGTATTAAAAAATCCACTTTGAGAAGGAGAACCAGCACTACCTATATCCATATCTTCTAATGTATATTTACATTCTAAACTTGTAAATATATTAGCAGCTATATATAATTTATTTTTTAATAAAGAATATGAATGAAGTCTTATATAATCTTCTTCTTTATCGAAGGTAATCGTTCCTGATGGAAATTGATGAATATTCCAATTACCTGTTGAATTATAAATACCTGTTCCTCCACCTGCTCCAGCACTAGCTTTAGCACATTGATGCCATATATCTTGACCTATTATTAAACTATTATTACCATTTCTTTCAGCATAAGTAATAATAGCTCCAATATATTTATCTTGTACTCCTGTAAAATCTATATCAGATTGTGTAATAAAACCTAATCTAGGAAAATGTGTTACACATAAACCCTCTATTGTAGCAGCTCCAGTATCATTTGTTAAATCACCAGGATTGGCAATATAATATGAATCTGCCCATTTTTTTATTTCATCAATACTTGGAAATTTATGATGTCTAACTGCTGCCCCAGTACCATTATTATTTAAACTTGTACCTAATGCGGGATAATAACTTCCACTTTCAGGATAAAATTCATCTTCATTCTCCCAATAATCCATGTGTCCATAGGGTAAACTAACTGCTGTTGGAGGATTACCTGCATTATTTACTGTATCATTAACATAAACAGGTGCAGTATTTGTACTATCATCATAGGGATTAGTACTATAATATCTAAAAGCAAAACCTTCTTTTGGATAGTGATTACCACTACCATGTATATCTTCTGTAGTTTTATCATCCACACCTGCTTTATATCTTCTTCCAGGTATATGAAAACCTTTAGTTATAGTCCAATCGGGTCTTATCATATGAAGATAAAAAGCGTATACTTCTCTACTTTGAAACCCCATCCAATCAGGATGTTTACTACCAGTCCCTAATTCATCCCAAGTTACTGTAGAATGAATTATAATAGATGTTGCTACTTGTTGTACAGCTTTATCATTATCATCAAATGTTGATAAATCTGCAATATAACTTTTTTTATCTAATTGAGTTTCTGTACCAATATTAACAAATGCAGGTAATTTAGCAGTTAATTCAATAATATTCAAATCCTCTAATACTTGATCATTATTAATTAAATTAAAAGTCATATTAGTAAGTGTTGGTACAATTACTAATTCAGCAGCTAATTGAAATCTAGTAGTTGCTCCATTTTTATATACAACACCAATTCGTAATTTAGTAAAATCACTATCTAAATTATCAATATATAAAACTAATGATTGATTACTTATTGCATTTTGTGGTAATCCTTCATATTCTGCAAAATAATCATCACCATGCGCTACATATATGGGTCGTGTTGGTATAAACCAATTACTTCTAACTCCAATTTTATTTTCATATTGAATTGTAAATTGATATGCTCCACTAAGTAAACTGCCATTATTGTCTACACCTCCAGCTAATGTGGGTAATTTAGGCGATGGAAATCTAGATATACCATTTATAGATAAATCATTTTGTAAAACGCCAGTAGAAGTACATACTATTATTTTACTTCTATTACCTGCACTTGTCTGTTTATCAGAAAATGTACAAACTATTTCATTATTACTATTAATATAACTTTCAGAAGATACAATAGGAAAGGCTTGTTTAAATCCTAAAATACCTGTACTATCACTTATTACACTATACACCAGTGTACCATTAAATAGATATACTTTACTTGTTTCTATACCAACTGTATCTAAATCTACAGCAAATATAATAATACCTTTAGGTGTTACTTCAAATCCAATAATTTCACCAACTAATGTAGTAGTAACTCCAGTAAGACCATATTCAGCTTGTATTGCATCATTTACTGAATTATATATACAATTCTTCGCTTTAACCCAACAACCATCAGGTTTAGCGATATTAGAACCATCTATTTTCAATCCCTTATTAACCATTATACATTCAATGTTATATATTGTGATACATTATTACCTAATACACTAATTGTTCCAGTTTGAGTAACATATCCTGTTTTACTAGCTTGATAAGTATATGTTCCATCGCTTCTGTAAATCGTATAAGTAGCATTTGCTAAAATTACAGGCATATCAGGACTTACGGTTAATTCCACACCCGTAACATTTAATATAAAACTAATAGCATATCCTATATCAGCACTCGAAGTTTGAACTTCATTAGAAGTAGCACAACTATTATCGAAAAAATATGTATCTGCAGGATGTGATTCTTTTACCATACTAGTCCATATTTCATGTATAGCTTCTCTTCTATCTCTATCTAACATAATCATACTATTCTTTGCTCTAGGATATAACCGTTCCCACATAGCATTAGCATCTGCAAATTTTATTATAGGATGAACGTAACCCCTTAATAATATCATTCGTACACAATACCAAGCAATAGCCTCAATCATCTTTTGATTATCGGGTATCATAGGATAACCATCACAATCTACAACCATAGCTACATAATGAAACACAACTTCACCGGATTCAAAAGTAGTACTAATACTACCATCACGCATTAGTGTATAACTATGACTAGGATGTACTGTTATGTTACAATCTCCCATAGCTACACAAGTTTCATTAACTCTTGTAGCTGGTGATAATCTACAACCTTGATATACTATTGTTACTAAAGTTTCTAAATCACATGGTAATTGCACTCGATAGTTGGATACTGCTTTCTTTTCCCTACAGGGTTTTAAAGCAGAAAACGCTTTAATTAATCTTAAAGCATCTCCAATCCATTCTATAGCATTTACTTCCCAATCTGCATATTTTATATTAAAATCTCTATATACTTTACTTACAAGTAAATGAGAACTTACACTTTTATACATTCTTTAAATAGTTTAAATGATAATTTTCATCTATTTTTAATAATATAGATAATTTATCTATTATAGGTAAATAACTATTATATACATCGTTTGCATTCATTGTTTCAGCTAATCTAAGAGTTGGTGTACCTTTATATGCAGGTTTAAAATGATATTCCGAAGGTATTACATCTTTACTCTTTTTACGAAACATAAGCATATATCGTACATCTTGTTTACCATTGTACATAAAATATTTAATACCATCCGGTGCAGTTTCTTTATCATAAGGTATTTTACCTACTGCTATTAATTCTGCTTTACGAATATTTGTAGCTTTCCAATCTATGGTTCTAAATATAGCATTTGTATCAAATTTAGTTCTTATAGGTAAAAATGAAAATACACCCATTTTACCAAAATGAACAGCATTACCTTTTAATATTCTATTCGATATTTGACTGTATATATTTTGTAATAAAAATTGATATTGACACTTGGTAATTCCCCGTAGGAATAGTATATGCTTCTTGCTATCATTGAGTACCCACTTTATCTTAATACATCTATTATACGCTGAAACCCATAATTGAACTTCTGATACGTCTAATCTCGTTTTATCTCCCTCTCTAAAATTATGTAAGGTTAGTTTTATATTATTAACACTAACCTCACCTTTTAATATATCACTAACTTTAACATTAGTATTTCTATCTATCCAACTTGAATTAATTTTAAATTTTGCAATTAAAACTTCTTTATAATTGTTATAATAAGTTATCTTATTACATACTTCTTCTAATTCTATTTGTAATTTCTTTTGGAAATTATCAAAATATTGTTTATTTCCCGCTGTTTTCATCTACTATTTTGACTTCTGTATCTTCCGGTTTAATAACACCAAATTCTTTTAATATATTTTGTCTTATAATAGTTAATAAATCTTCTGGTATTGGAAACTCCATATCATCTGTATAACAAATACCAACAATATCATCATTCATACATGGTATAATCAATGAAGGATTTTCATAAATAGCACGTATTGAAATATATTTTAATCTTCTTGTATTAAATAAGTAAATATAGTTATCTATATAATCATATCTAACTATATTAGCTGTATATTTATTATACGATGTATGTTTCCATCCACTCATAGGTGTATAAACGAATGTTATACCTTCATCTACACTACCTACAAATTGAAATGGAACATCACAATTATACCTAACAGGAGTTGGTACTTTATTTTCAGTTCTATGTATTGCACACCCAACTGTAACTAAACAGGTATCTGCTTTGTCTACTTTAATGAGTTCTGCTCTATATCTTTGAATATATTGCAAATCTACACCATATTTATCAATAGATTGACGAAGATATAAAGCTCTCTGTTGTTTAATTAAATCTTTAATTAAATCACGAAGTATTGTATCTTCTGGTCTTTTAAGTTCTAATGTAAGACCGTCTGCTATTTGATTAAGACTTGCCATGTTTAGTATTATTAATCTTAATGTAATTCATTAATTTGATGTTGTAAATCAGATAATGTTTTCTGAACATCATTTTTACATATCTTACAACTACTTTCAATTTCTCTTATTTTATCTTTTAAGACATCTGTAGTTTGAGTTGTTGATTTTAATTCAATATTCATTTCTTGTAGTTTTTCATTTATATTCGCTAAAGCCTTTTTAAATTCTTCAAGATAACTTGTAAGAGATTTAACTGCTGTAGTAAACATATATCTACCTAATACTACAATTATAATTATAAGTATTGAAAATAATCCTGTAAAGATTGCTACTACTAACGCTTCATAATTTGGAATTTGTGCTATCATTGTTGGTAAAATTTAATCTTCGTTAAAAATATCTTTACCGTCTAACCATCCATATACTACTGCTATCAGTATATTATTTGTATATAGTTTTTGTACTCTGTCTTTCACTAAAGTAATCTGTTCAGGGGTAAATTCTATTTCTCCTAAATCATGTGCTTTTACTACTTTATGAGAAAGTTTTGCAAGTTCCATTGCATTTTGTAATGACATTCCTTTATCAGAATCTAATGTACTTGTCAATGCTCCATATATTACATGACCGACTTCTAATGGTTTTCTATATTCTTCATGTCTTTTAACAATACTTTGAATTGTAGGCAATGAAGGACTTTCCATTAAAGATTTTACTACTTCATCAACAGTCAATGTTGATTCATTAAAAGATTTACCACTTGGGGTTTTTACTTCTTGTTTTAAATTTACTTTCATATAATTAAATTAAATTAAAATTATTATACTGCTTTTAAAAATATTTTATATTCAACATTATTAATCCAAATATTATGAGTATAATCAGGTGTATCAGTTCCTACTGCTGCAACAACTTGTTCTGTAAATAGAGCTAATGTAGCATTGCCAGCTGCTGTATCTTTAGCAAATAATTGTGCTATATTGACACTAGTGGTGGGAGATACCGCTGCATTTGTTAGTGATAAAACTTTTTGTGCTGTAGCACCTGCTACTCCCCCTATACATATATTAGCCAAACTATCAATTTTCATAGCTAAAATTCTTGTGTCAAATGTACTTGGAGAAGTTATAGCAAAACATAAGTCCGTTGAAGTATTAGAACTACTCCAAGTTGCTGATGTTACAGCATATATTTCAGCACCCCCTACTACTGTATTGACATTATCAGAAGCTCCTACAAAAAATATTTCACCAAGACGGTCGCCTAATGCCATTGCAGCACCATCGTTTACACCAAAAAACATTCTCCCACCTGCTGTAGAACCTGAAAGTGCTGTACTTACCAGCTTCAATAACCTTACATCTGCTCTATCTCCTGTAATCAGATATGTTGGAGCTGTATTATTTATTCCAATAAGTCCCGTATTATTAATTCGCATTCTCTCTATTGCTGCACTTGTTGTTGAACCAGTTGCAAAAATTAAATCTGTAGGTACATTTGTTGCTGAATTAAAATTACCAGTGGCTATTGCACCTATATAAGCACCAGTTCCAAATGCACCAGCAATTTGATAACCGACAAAATATAATTTACCAATAGTATCCCCATTTAATACTTGTGATTTTACTACTATAGAACCTCTCATTCTTCCTAGTATAATTCCAACTTCGTGTGCTGCACTTACAGAAGAAGCCGCCGTAAACCAATAATAAGCCGCATTCGCATTTACATTATGAAAATGACTTCGACTTTGAATTGCATTTGTAAAACTATATACCCCTGCTCCTAATATTAATGCTTGAGTGTTATCTATTTGTAAAGCAGCAGTATTATTAGTTCCAAACACTAAAGCATGATTTGATGTGTTAAAGATATTTCGATCTGCGCCACCCAAATAAATATGATTACCAAATGTAGCTATTCCTGTTGTATTAAAACTTAAATCATCAATCCATGTTCCACCACCTTTAGTTATATTAGCAACTGTACACCTTGAAAATCTTAACGAATTGGCTATATTTATAAACAATCTATCACCTACAGTATCTACTATTGATGAAGTAGCTTGATAATATGGTGTTGCTAAAGTTTGGTCTATTACCCCACAATTAAGTAATGATTTATTGTATATAATTTGACTAAGTGCGGTATCGATTAATATCTTCTGTGCTATCCATCTTCCGGGATTTGCACCACCATCTGTTGGTTGTAATATTACAGCACCATCATCAGCTGCTACACTTGTCGCATCCCATTGATATACATAAGCTGTTATAAAATTACCTATATCATCTCCTGCATCAATTGTTGCATAAGCAATTGCTCTAATAGCTGCTACATCGGCTTTCCATATATCAGGAACAACACCCATAGCCATAGCTATTTCTACCGATACACCACTACTTAAAAATACTTCATCAGCATCATGTTTATGCCATACTTGACTATTTAATATTTTATCTAAATGTCTGCTCATATTATTTATTTATTACAGATGATGAAATATAATATGTTAAAGCTGTAATTGTAGCTATTACTCCACCAGCCCCTTCTATTGCTACATCAAAACTTTTACTAGCACTAGACCATCGACTAGTTGTTAAATTTGTTGCAGTATCTTCTGCTATTTGTAACACTAACCATTTTGCATCAGTATTTGCAATATCATTAGCACCTGCATAACAGAGATAAGTATAATTCACACCCAATACTGTTACTTCATAAGTAACAGGAGCAACTGCTAATTTCATTTGTAATAGATTATATAAATTACTTAACAATCTATCTGTTCCTGTTTTACTATCTCCAAATGTTTGCATATATTATAAATCTAAAATATTTTCAATTCCAAAATCAGTTAATATCTTACGTAAAGATATTTTATTACAAGCTAGTTTTTCATTTGTATCAGATAATTCAAATTTAGTATCATAATAATCGCTATCGCTTATTACACCAAATTGTTGTATATCTAAGAATATCAAACTTGCATACATTAATGAGTATTGATATTGTAAAGCTACATACCAATTACATGCTTTTTTATCCCATATTTCTTCTTGCCTTATAGCTTCTCCAGCTATTGTAGTAAAATATGAAGGATTACTACTTAAATTAGAATACATAGCGGTAACAATAATTTCAAATACTGAATTAACACTATGAGAAACTATTGTTGTACCACTATATATATCGTGTATTAATAACATCCTGTATTTGTTGTTATTTTATTACAATCATCAGAACAATCGCATGGTGAAGTACAATCTTCACAATAACTTTGTATTCTTTCTATAAATTTATATATTTTATATAAGAAAGCATCAGGTGGTTCAGATGTACCATTATTTACATAATCATACATTTTCCAAAAATAGATACTACCTGCCAATATAGATATAGCAAAAGTATTAAATTCGTAATAATCAATAGCTTTACAAGCATCTACAACTCTACAACATAATACATCAGGTAATTTATCTCGTAAACATTCTTCAATATTACAAGTTGCAAGAATTGTTAATACTTCCGTATAAGGAGTTGCTCCTATTGTATATGTTACAGTTATTTTATAAATACCATCAGTAGGTAATGATAAATCCATTACATTCCCTGTTGTAAGAATAGAAGATAACAATGCAATTGTTTCCCAAGTAGCACCATTAAAATAAGTTAACGTTACTACCATATCAACAGCTATAGTATTAGTCAAACTATATATATTACAACTGTTAGATACCGATAAAGCATTGTTAATAAGACCAATTGGTACAATCATAGCTTTAACACCTTGAGTATCAGCATCACCGGTACTCATTGTAGTTGTTAAATGAGCATCAGTTACAACACCAATGATAGTATGCGTAAATGATAACTCACTAACACTAAAATCTAAACCTCCACCATCTGTAATAAACCACAACATAGTAGTTGGTAAATAAGCATCAATACTAAAATTCCTATAAAATGTAATAGTATCAGAATTACCTATTCGATATACAAGAATATCTCTTGCCCAACCATCTAACATATCAGCTGGGTCTTCTATTAATACAAATCTAAAAGCTGAACCTGCTGTAATAGATGGGGTTGCAATCCAACTACCATCATAAAATGGAGCATTACTCATACTAGAGGATACAGACGGATTTTGACCTAAATCATAACCATATAACTTAAAAGATATATCAGTAATGGCATCAAAACCTGTTAAAGAAATACCCATTTTAATATATACCCAACTATCATCATCATCTGCATCTAAACCATCTATTCTCATTGTCCAAAAATCTGAATTTTCTACTTTCAGATATTTAACATTTATATCATCACCATTACTATTTTGTCCACAATACCGATTTGTTAATATATCAGCAAACGATTGAGCTAAACCATTATATATAGTTATATTATTAATTCTTATATTAATAGTATAATTATTACTAGCTATTGGTAAAATCGTAGAAGGAGCTGATGCTCCCAATACGAAATTTGCTCTATTTACTGTAAATCGAAGTATCATAGATTATGTAGTTAAAATGTTTAATAAAGTTGCATATACACCACCAGTAGGACAAGCAATCGTTAGTGTCTGATATGGATTTTGAGTTTTAATAGCTAATTGGTCCGAATCTGGTGTTTTCCATGTTAATTTAATAACATCATAATTTACACCCGCAACTAACATTGATGGAGATGAATAAAATTCATCAGTTAAATAATTAGGACTATTATTACCTCGTTCTGTAGATGCTTCTTTTTCTAAAGCTAACATATCAGCGTAAGTACCTACACTCGCTGTAGCTTCTACTGTAGTTGTAAGTTCAGTAAATGTTAATTCACCTTGACCAAATACATGAAATGATAAACCAACAACACCAATAAATGTAATAGTAGCACCCGCATCTATAGCACTAGTTAAAAAATTTAATCTACCAGATGTAATATCAGCAGTAATTAAGTCAGATAATGCAGCTGCTAAATCGGTTTCAGTCCAAGCTGCTATAACATTTGCCGCCGTTAAAACATGAGTATATTTATGTCTACGTGTGGAATCATGTGAATTTTTATTCAAATCATCAATAACTATAGTGTACTCTGTTCCTATATCAATATCTGCTAATGTTCCAGTAGCTGGAATAACAAATGTAGCTTGTCTTGGTGTACCAGCTGCATATATAGCTGATTCAATATTCAATGTGCTAATGTCAATAGGATTTGTTAGATAAGCTCCGTTAGCAGACCTACCTACAGCAATTCTAAAATTCTCTACATTAGCAGTAAGTAAAGTACTAATACCGGTACCTGTTGCTAATATTCCACCCATATCATAAGTAGCTGTATGACCACCGATAACAGCAAATGAACCTGCTAACAATCCTGTAGTAGTATGATTAATTGTACTTAAATTTGTAAAAGTATCAACACCACCACTCGCTGTATTATTAGCATAAACAACACCGTTTAAACTTGCAATAAATTGTTTCATATATTATATAAAATTAAATTATTAAATTAAGAAATATAAATAAGAGTATATATTAACTTCTATTCCTTATGATAACGGAGTTATATCATTACTATAAAGAACATTCCACTGACTATTTTTAGTACACCATATTAAAGCGGTAGTTAATTGCCCCATTGTCAGTTTTGTAAATACTCCACCGCAACCCATTTTATCACTTCCCGCACAAGTTATTACTGCATCGTTAATTCCTGTTGGAATTTCTAAATAAATACATCTACCTACAGTAGCAGCGGGTAATGTTACAATATGAGCATCATTGGCAGATGTGATAACTGCGATATCACCGGTTGTAATAATCCCAGTACCATCACCTAACACAGTTGCTGTAATAAGTTGTGAAGTAGCATCTACAGTAGCTTTTGTTATAATATAATCCCATTGTCCTGCATCATTACATTCAAAAATAGCAACACTATTTGATGGTAAACTTACAGCTTTAACAGTACCAACACCGATTGTTTCAATACCATTACCATCTATAACACAACCGTAATTAGCTATTTGTAAAAATAACTTTTTACCAACTTCTGCCAAAGGTAATGTTACAATATAACTAGGATCAGTAGATGTAACTGTTATAATTTCACCATTGGTAATACCACCTGTAGTTGAACCATCGACTGTTGCTGTAACACTTTCTTTAATTTTATTACTAAGTTTATCAGTAACCAAAACTTTCCATTCAGTAGCACTGATAGCTTCTGCTATAACAATACTTGATGGAGGAATTGAAAGATAATTAGAAGCACCTGATGCTCCATTGATACTATTAGCAGCACGAACAGTGTTATCATTTCCTGCTTCTAATCTATAACCACAATCATTTATTGCAGTTATACTAGCATCTAATATAATCTTACTACCGATAATTGATGTTTCAGGTAATGAAACATAATACTCAGCATGAGTAGATGTAACTAAATAACTACTATTAGCCATAATGGGTGTAGCACCATCAGCTGTAGCATTTGCAACTACTGTTGTAGTAGCTACTGAAATCCCACTCTTATTTGCTAAAAGATAAGATAAATATTTCATATTATTCTAAAGTTAAATTTTCGTTTATTATATTCTTATAATTATTACTATTAACTAATGCTTTCAATTCTTGAACAACATTATCTATTATTTCTTGATGAAAATTATCATGTAATTCACAAGATATATTCAAATACCAATTACACAATCTCGGTTTCTTTATATAATCTATAAAAATTTTATAAGGAGTAAATGTATTATTATAATGAACATATATTCGTCTACCTTGTAATCTACTAATTGGACTATCCCATTTAGTTTTCAAATAACTATGTTCAAGATAATTATGATAAACATCTGTTTTAATAAGTCTATTAGGTTTAGTTACTAATGTTGCACCTAATACAACAGGATTTATTCTATTTTTACTTATAGGCGTATCAATAGGTGTTGCAGCAGCAATAGGATTAGGTATCCCTACACCTGCTATTTCTATCGTATAACCAGCAACGCTACTAATAAAAATAAAACTATTCGGAACATATAATGTATCATATTTTTCCCAATATACTCTTACATCACTTGTTGGATGTAATACATTCATTTCATAAAGAACTTGATTAACTATAAAGAATTTCTCTCCAAGATTATATAACCCAGTAGGTCTATAAGTATTACCATTAATAGCTGTACTAAAAGTTGCAGCAAAATTAAATAAATTTTGTATAGTTGAACCTACCTTAATAGTAATAATAAAATCATCATATAAAGTTCCTATTGTATCATCCCCAAACGCCCATGTTTTATAATAAGCAAGTACAGGTAATGTTGCATTTTGAAGCATACCATTACAATTATAATAACTTTGTAATCTATCATTCAATAATGATAAATAATCGTAAGGTAATATCCCATGTACAAACAAATCTTGTGTACTTTCTACGTAAGTATTTAATGTAGCATTTGTAATTAATTCAGCAAAATCTTCATATCTTTTTTGTGTTTCTTGGAAACCCTCACGTTTAGCATTTGATTTAGGATTTACTCTATTCCTAATAAATTTAATCGTATGTTTATTTATCAAATAATCTAATTCTTCATGTTGAAAATAATCCCATACATTCAAACTTACAGCTTGAAACCCTAAATCAATACCAACGTGCATTTCCTGTATAGTCATATACTTTTATTGTTTATTCGTTTTAGGTAACGATTTTAACTGTGCTTCTAATGAATTTAAAAAAGCCTTATTCTTTACATCTTTTAAATGAGCAACAACTTCTAATAAATTATTACCTAAACTTTCATTATCACTATTTACAATAATTTCTGTATTTGGTAATTTACGAATCAAGTTTTTATTTAGAGCATCGAATATTAAAGCCTTTAATTGTAATTCTTTATCAGCTTCTACTTCAAAAAATCGTGAAGGATTAGAATCTACAACACCTTTAAGTAATTGTAATCTTTCTAATGGATCTAATAAATCAACACCTTTAAAATCCATTGCTTTCAGCATATAAGTTATCTTACTATCATCTGTAGACATTGTCATTAATTTCTGTGTCGCTTTCATTGATTCTTGAAACTTATTCTTAGCAATTAATTTAGCTTCTTGTGGATCATGTAAATAAAAACGAATTTTCTTTGGTGCTTTGTTTATATCTTCTTCTCTATTTGCAACATTAGAATAAACTAAACAATATCTCCAAAGAATATAATCAGCAGGTGCTATTGCAGTACCATACATATATCTTTCTTCTTCAAGTACGTTTAACTCACCTTGTTTATTTGTACTATAAACAAATTCTACCAATTCAGCATCGGTTTTAATTTCTTTACTTTCAATAATTGATTTTGCTATTCCATTTGTTATACCATCTATTGAATATTTATGTCCAATTTGCAATACTTTTCCTGTATCAGAAATATTTTCTGCAATATTATTCCAATATTCAAACACTTTAGTATCCCAATTGGAACTATCGGGAGATAATCCTATAATCTTTCTTAGATATTGTTTAAATTCAACATCTCTAGAGATCATATAATTAACTGCTCCGATAGCTGCTCCAATCTTATCTCTATCTTTATGTAACCACTTTATATTTGTAAGTACATAACCACTTGAGCTTGTTACTCTTAATAAATGTACTTCTTTATTTACTTGAATCATATTTGTATTTGTTTATAAGTTATATCCTTTTATACATTATATATTAATCAAAATTATAGTTCCGACCTCAACATAAAACATCTAGTAATGTTTGAAATATGTAATCCCCTACTCGTTTTAGTTTCATAAGAGGCTTCATCTCTATCGTGTGAAATAATACCTAAATCTTTAGCATTTGGTAAACCAGCTCCAGCCCATTCAACAGGAAGTGGAGTAATACCACGAACAATACCTACTAAATCAACTTGACCTTTCATGCAAGCCATTTTAATATTACGTTCGCCATTATACACTGATTGATCTAAGAAAACTCCTGTATGAGAAAACATTGGATAACCGGTTCTAGGATGAATATCACCATTATCTCTTTCCATCTGTGCAATAGAACCAAAATCAAAGAAATTAGAAACCTGAACGGTAATGATATGACCTTTAATATGACGATACCTTGTAAAATATGCACCATATTCCAAAGTACCTTTACTATTTCTAATTTCTTCTTCTGACATTTTATACCAATATTGATTGGTACTTCCCTCTGATTTAATCCCTCTATCGAAATCATCAGCAAATCCACTTCCACAATGCAACATTACTTCCATTTTACCACTATCGGTATCATTGTAAAATACATCATTAATCGTATTCTTTATTTTATTTACTGATAAATCATATCCGTAAGTATCAAAATTTGCTTCTTCTACTTGTTCCAAAATACCTGCACCTTGTGGAATTGGTTCTCCCGTTTCAGCATCAATAAGAGTAATATTTCCATCGGCTAATCTATTGTATTTAGAAGTCCATAAATCTTCTTCAATCATCTGACGTTTTAAATCTTCAAATTGACGCATTTCTTCAGGCATCCATCTCATTGATGTACCACCAGTTTTAGTTGGTATTTCAATTTCAGTTACTTTATTGGCAGCATTACCAGCAATTTTCATTGAAAATCTCTGAAAACCAATTTGATTAACTAACTTACCAGGAGCTTGTTTATTAGATTTATTCCCTCTTGATTTACTTTCTGCTACAGCAGGTGCTGCAAGAACCCAATGTTTAGTTACTGCTAGATTTGTTAATATACAAAAATCATTAGGATTAGTTGTAATCATATTAAGAGCATATCTATAACCATTAACTACTACTTGAGGCTCAGCCATTACTCTATAAATAGTTCTATCTGGTGCGATTAATTTCCAATCTCTTGGAAACCATTGAGATTTAAATACAACATAAAATGTAGTAAAATTAATACCGGGAGCATCACCGGCACTATATCCATGACTTACTACTTCTTCGGTGATTTTCATTCTTCCCTGAACATCCCACCAATACTGTACTTCATCTATTTCTTTAACATTTCCCTGACCTTCTGTAATAAAAGATAAAGGAAACTTATCAGTATCCCTACCAAAAAGGTATGTAAGATTTTGATTAATCTTACTCGGTTTACCACCAATTAATAATCTACTCATTGAATTTTCATCTGTATAACCAGATGCATCATATTGTAGACTACGAATTTCATTCCACATTGCCATACTATATTTATTTTAAATTAAACAAAATTAAATATCTAAATCACTATTACTTACTTTTTCGCGTTGTTGATGTTGTCCCAAACCCCTTATTCCATCTGATTTAACACCATTTCTACCTATTCTTGCCTTTAAATCTTTTGCTTTTTGACTTGCCACTTCTTTAGTGACTAAAGTTGAAATAGAACCCTTAGTAAATGATAATAAAGCACGCCATATTTCTTCTTCAGTCGTAAGAGTTTGTTCTTCATTTTGATAAGCTGTATAACCATTTTCAGTTGGAACTTGAATATAAGTTTTAAAATCATCCCATGTGTGTACTTTATCACCAACTTTAATTTGTTCCGGTAATGTAAACTCTCCAATCTTCCTTGATGTAATTAAACTATCAACAGAACCCCAATAGTCATTAATTTCCTTTTGAGCATCTAATTGTTTATTTTTAACAATAGTTTCTTGCATTTCTTTTTCTGCTTTATCTTGTGCTTGTAAATAAGATAAATCTCCTTCTGCCATTATAAACAAACTATTATCAGCTTTATAATAATCAATTAATTTCTTTACCGCTTGCTCATTTCTACCACGTTTAACTTCGGCTTTTGTAATCACATCAATAAGTTGAGCTTCATTATCTTTATTTAAGGTTACAGAACTATAATCAGGTTTATTTAAGAAATTCGCTAAAGCAACTTTATCATTAATATTGTATTTAATCATAGCATCCCATACATCTTTAGCTAAAGGGTATGTTTGCATAAACTTTGTTTGTTCTTCAACAAACGCTTGTTTACCATATATCTTTGCACTATCAATGGCATATTTTGCTAAAGTTTGAATATCATTTGGGTTATCATAAACAATAGTTTTACCAGTTTCATCTGTTGGGGTAAATCCTGTTAATTTTATTAAATCTTCTAAAACGGTTGATTCAGTATTATCATCGGCATTACCACCATTGTTTTTATTTTTATCCTTATCGATATCACCATTATCATCCCCATTCCCATTATCCCCCACTCCTTTATTTTTATCAACATCTACATTTTTAGCTTTACCATCATTACCGCTATCGGTTTTAATTACTGTAACGCCTTGTTTTTGACTCATATCTAAATCTAATTCATCATCAGTTACTACAACCGGTGTTGTATCAGGTGGATTTCCGCCATTATTTCCTATTCCATCAATCATAATTACATTTAATTTAATCAGTTATTACCTGTTATTATTACAAAAATACATTATATTATATAGGGAAAACAAGCCCTATATTGCAAAAATTAGATTTAAAATCATAATCATACATTTATCAATCATATTTATTTTTATTTGTTTTAGCGACCTGTAATTGATTATTTATCTGTTTTTCTTTTAAATCTCTATCCTTTTTATCTTTCATCATCTTATAATACAATTCTCTATTTTTAATTCTAGTCATTTGTTCTTTTGTATTATAATCTTCAACATCAGTTTCTACTTCTACAGGTTCATTATTTTTATTATTTTCATCATTCAAATTCCCCTGTAGGGAAGATATAGCAGCTTGCTCACTTATTGCTAATTTCGTTTCATTATTCATTTGAGCAATCGTTAAATCCTTCTGTATTTCTTCTTGATGTCTTCTTTCAACATTAGCATCTATTTCAGCTTTTAAATCTCTATCAGCTTGTGCTTGTGCAGCTTCGTATTCTCTCTTTGCTGTTTCATATTTTTTCAATATTGTTTTAACTTTACTAACACTACTTGCATCTAAAGTTTCCAATGCAACTGTATATTCCCCATTTTGTGCAGCACCAAAAGCCACATCAGTTAATATCTTTTTCTTTTCTGTTTCTTCTGCACTATTTTTAACTTTAATCCCAAATGATGTTTCAGCATAATCTATTCCATTTATTTCAAAAAATGTTTGACGACCATCACTATTTAGGTAAGTCCCTGATTTACCATCTATATATGCAAACTTACTATAATCAATTAATCCATCATAATCAACTTCCATCGTTTTATTAAATATTTCAAATATAGGTATACTTATAATAGAACTTCTAAATATAGATTGTTCAGTTACCGCTTTACCTTGACTAGCATATATTTGTCCTAATCGGGAATCTGACATTCCTATTACAGACCAGGCTTCTCCTTTAACCATTCCAATAAGTTCACTAAGAACCTTTATGTATTCTGCATCATTTGTATTTAATGTTTTTACACCTTGAATTGCTAATGAAAAATTAGGTGCAGTTTCATCTAATAACATTAAACCATCGGCTGTAATGTAATACATCGATTCTTCTTGTGATACTTCATCATCATTTGCTAAAATCCCTTTAGGTAAAGTAATAATATTACCTTTATTTTTAGCTATTGCTCTTTCTCTTTGTAATTGAAATATATTATATAATACTTGAAATGGTAATAAAGATTTAACAATACTGTGATTACCACTATTTTTAAATAATCCCATTTTACCATTTACAGGTAATTTACAAACACTAACATTATGTAATAAATTTCTTTGTACTTCAATTACTTCAGGTTTTAAATAAATACCAGCAACTCTTTCTCCTAATCTAAAACCACTCATTACTTCACTTATCCATTCTTTCTTTAATGCAATATCTCCATGTGTTTTATCTAATTCATAATCCACATCAACTTCCATTTCATATACCTTACCAAAGTAATTATATGTAAGAATGGCTATTTCTCTTTCAGATTTCCAAAATACTTCATATACCATAATCATTCGTGGGTCATGTCCAAATAAAACTCTATCTACGTTATTGGTAGTACTTGAAGTAACAAAATCCCAACCAGCTTCTTTGGTCAAACTCCTACTACTTATTCTTTCCATCGGAACACTTACAGGAATAACACTATGCGTATATTGATTAGCTAAATTATGTACATAGTTTAAATCTTCTTCTGACATTTTATTTCTAAATCTATCAATAATTCGATTTAAAGACATTCTATGTATTCTCACAAAAGCATCATGATCCTCAACAAATGCTTCACCATTAGTTATCGGATATGCTTCATCTGGTGAAATAATTTCACGTTCAACTTCACCATTAATTATATATTTATATGTAAATACTCTACCTGTTGTAATCCAATCATAAAATGCACATACATTTTGATAATCTGATTTATTTCTTTCCAATATCCAATTTAAAGCATCTTGTCCATAATTAGCTCTTTGATTGTTATAATTAGTATGAAATTCTTCCATAAACTTAGATGGTTCAGGAGTTTGACGTGTAGGTATTCCTGTTATTATACCTAATCTATTAACTTCATTTACAAATCTTTGTGCCAATATACCACTCAAAGAAGCCATAGCTTCTCTTTTCATTTCATTAACAACATCTGCATTTATAGCAACTACTTGAAAATCTTTTACAGATTTTATATATTCACCGATAAAAGCATTTATAATCGGACTAATTATATCAAAGTTTCTTAATGCTCCTGGAAATGTTGTTAATTTTTCTATATTTGTATTGAATGGATTTAATACATAATTATATGTGTCATCATCCATAACACCACACGCAGCATCTTGTAGTTGTTTAACCTCTACATGGTCTGTTGCCATATACGCTTGTCTAATATAAAAATCATAGGTATTACAATAAAAATTCGGTTTCATCTTTTCTTTTATAGAAACCTTTTGAACAGGTAATTGATTAACCCACTTAAAAGTTCTATCAGTTAAACTATCTGTTGTTTTAAATCCTTGTTTACTCATACTATTTATACTTTACTATACCAAGTTCTTTTAAATATACTCTCCACTTTAATATTTTTATCTTTTATTTTTAATTCATTTATAAGAGTTTCCTTTATATCAAACTGTCCTACAATCAATGCAGAAGTTCTATCAAAGTTTCCTTTTAAATTCCATTTTTGTAATTCTAATAAAGTCGGTAAGTCATATATATAATGAAATGTATAAACTTGTTTACCATTTACATCTATACCTCTTTTAGTGTATAACCAATCTTTAAGATAACCTAAACCTGCTAATTTTCTTCCCGGACTACTACAACTAACCCCATATACTCTACTTATACTTCCAGCTAAACTTTTATCCCAAGCCATAGTTGGCTCTTGTGCAAGTTTATGTACTTTCTTCCACATTTTACTATTCTGTAACATAGTACCCCTATCACTCTCAAACATAATCATCGCATTATAATAATCAGCAAGTAAATGAACAAATTTATCAGTATCTTCCACTAACGGTGTTCTACCACAATATGAAGCTACTAATATATCTCCAGGATTACCTACTATATTATTAGGTCGCATATATACATATACAGACGATAAAGAATCTTTATATGATATTTTATCTTTAGCTTTATCTAACGCTACAGGGTCATACCATATTCTATATAAATTAGTAGGTATTTGACCCCCAATAAACATAGGTGGATAAAATATACGTAAACAACCATGAGCATCATTTCCCCTACTTAAAGGTACTTCTTCAATATATTGATGAATAATATGGTTATTATCTTTTAACCAATTATTAGTTTTAAATACAACTCTATCATATTCTGTAGTTAACCAACCATCTCTATAAAATCTAATCTTAGGGTCATGTTTTAATACATCAATCCATTGATTCAATTCTACTGATGTAAATATATTTTCAGTACTAGCACTAAATGATTCACTAGGTGAGTTAGAATACATAGCACAATATACTATATATTCTTCTTGTGATTTTACAAGTTTACTATGAGTTCTTTCTTTTTCAGATATTGTTATAGCTGTTTCCCAATCTGAATTACCATGTTTATCCATAGCAAATGTTCCATCTAATACTCCTTGTAATCCCCACCAATAAGGTTTATAGAAACCACACATCGTATGTCTTGAATTTTCATCCCATACGTTTTCAAAACACATAGCATTAAATGAAGCTGGATTATAAAACCAATCTTCAAACTCTTGCCAATTACCAGCTTTACTACCCCCTGTACCAAATCCAATAATCTGTCCTGTCATAAATGCGCCAGTTCGAGTTGTTGGTTCAGTAACACCTAACATTTTATTTAAACCTGGAGCATCATTTAATTCATCTACTTTAATCTTCTTTGCATCTTTACCAACAGCAACACCATAATTACCTTGACCAAACGATAAAGATACTATACGTGATTGATAACCTTGTTTTATATTACTATTCTTAGGCTTCCAACCTAACATTAAATCCTCTAAATCTTCACTTATATAACCTCTATTAAATGGAGTATTTGATTCATACCAATCTAAATTCTTTTTACTCATTGCTGTAATAGCATTACCTCTGACCAAATATTTAGTATCAGATGCAATATGTAATACAGTTTGAAATGGATTTAGATTAACATCATTAGCACTATCAGCTCCTTCCATATAACTAAATCCACCACGTCTTGATTTACCAACTACTAAGTGAAATCCATTCTTTTTTGAAAATTCTTTTACTTTAAAATACCAATATTGAGCATCTACAAAAACTGGAAAACCTTCTCCTTTATTACCTGTGGAAGCATTTACATTAATACTGCTTTCATCAAGTTTATTCATCCTACTATAATTAAGAAAATTATAATGTTCTCCTGTAATACGTAATGGAAGTATTTTACCATCTTTTACTTTACATGATAAAGTAACCCCATTTCTTCTTTTAAATTCTTCTGATTTTCTAAAGTTTCTAAAATCAGGACTATCGACCACAGCATTAGTGTATACCCCAGTTTGTTCAAATCTTTTTGCAGCAGCACTAAATAATTCTGTATTAATAAATATAAAATCAATATTAAATAAAAATCCTCCACTTTCCCCTATAAGAAAATCATTATCAGGATCTACAAAACCACATTCAGTTGCAGTTTTATATCTACTCTTATCTTCTCTTATAAATGATATGAAAGATTCAGGTCGCATTATTCATTACTTGGTGCTACAAATAATTTAATAGTATAATCTTCAGTTGTTATTGTAAGTAAACCATTAGGTGCTGGTAAATTTATTATAATACCATTATCTCCAATTTTTATCCCTTTTATTTGGTAAGTCAAACCATCATCTTTTTGAATAAACAATCCTTTAACTTTTGCTTTTTTCATAGTATAATAACTATCAGCTTGAAGAATATCTTCCAATGTTATCATCGGATATTCAATTAGTGATTTTAATTGAAAATTAGTTGTCTTTTCAATTATATCTCCTATTATAATTTCATCTACTATTTTACCACTAACTTTCATTTATTTCCTTTTCATCTTGTTTGCAAAAATTACTTAAAAATTTACCAACAACACCTAATAGTAAAACACATCCGACAACAATTTTAACAGCTGTTGGTGAAAACGTTTCTTTAATTAAATCATAACCAAATATACCAGTTGCACCAATAGCGCTACATGAATATAATAAAGCATCACCTATTTTTTTACATCTAATTTTTGTATGTTTGGTATAATATCTATTTACTACTTTACTCATTTTAGATTTTACCATTCTTGTCATAATAAAACTAATAATATGATTAATAATATATTTGCTCCAATACTTCCACTAAGCCAACTTTTTAACTTTTTATTATCCCCCTGTAGGGTAAGAATATATAGACCTTTAGTTATTGTATCTTTCTTCAATACAGCTTTATCTATTCTACATAAACTATCATTCATCTTCCAACCTTCTATTTCAATTCTCACATCTCTCATTGTTTCAAACTGTAAATGACACTTTCTTTCTAACGTCTTATTTAATCTTCTTGCAACCGAACCCTCATATAAACTATCTCTTATAATTAACCAACTTGGTTTAGTAAAACATAATTCAGTTGTATCTCCCTTTACTATCTTATAGCTATTTATTCTTACTGAAGAATTTTGTGATGTCATCTTCAATGGCACTATAAGAAGTACTATTATTAAACTTAGGAACTTTCTCATGTATATATTTTTTTAAAACTGTTATACTATCATTTAATTGAAATATTAAAGAATCTCTATATAATCTTCTTATTACAGCTTCATTTATCTTTATTAAATTAGTTTGAGCAATACTATCATTTTTTGATTCTACATTCTCTACAGTATTTATTTGTAATTTAACATTATGTATTTGATAACTAAGATATGCAAATATTCCAAGTAATAATACAATTACAATTATTCCTTTATAATCTTTCATTATTTTAAATGTTTATTAAGTCTATTATATTAATTTAATCTATTAGTTATTATATCATCTATATTTTCTTTTATCGTCCCTGTATTATAAGTAAACTCATATTTCTTACCTTCATAATATGTCCAATAAGTTCGTTTATCGCCATTTACTAAAACATTCAAACTACATAGTTTAGTAATCACTACAAAATCATCACTCATTTCTTCCATATTATAATTGTTTAAAATCCTTTTCTTCCAATAAAGTATATGTAAATAGATTACCATACAATTTTGCACTTTTTTCTACTATTCTAATAAATTCATTCCAATCTTTCATCTTAGATAATACTTGACAAGCAGCACTCCAATTATCTATCGACATGGACATAATTCCAGCATGATGGATATTTATTCCATCATATTGTGATACAATTGCTTTACTAGGATCAATATCATATATTAAGTCTTTATTATTATCTCTACATATTTTTAATATACCACATTGTACTAAAGCATTGTATTTACCTAAATGTAATCCAATTTTATGAGATTTTACATATTGATTTGGTATTATACTTGCTGTACCTTTTGGATTCATAGGATGTTCCATAAAGTATTTACCCGCTAATGTTGTACTATCGGCAATGAATAATATTTCTTTACCATTTAGACCATATAAAATACCGATGTTATCATCAAATAAATTATCTACATCTAAATTATCATTGCGAATACCGAATATATTTATATTATAATCTTTAGTAGTATCGTAGAATCTATAATTTTTATTACTATAAACTTTTTTGATATTTTCTATTGTAATTAATGATTTATCCATTACTTCTTTGTTTTTCAAATT